TTTAGCTAAACTCATCTTGTGTTTTGTTGAATCCGACATCTGCCGTTTTGCCATACTCATCTTGTGGATAGTTTGTTTTGTTTTAGGTTTGCCTAACAGGGCCTCACTGATTTTGAGTTTATGTAACTCCGTGTGTTTTTTCCCCGTTAACGCTTTACTGATTTTTGTCTTGGTCAGATCCGTTTGAACCCGTTTTGGCTTTCCATTGTTTTGAGCATCCATTACTTTGTAATATTACGTAGGTTAAAAAGAAAAATTAATACAAAAAGAAAAAGAATTGATCTTTTCACAAAATTAAATTAAATTTTTAATAAAAGATAGGTTTAAATAAATTATTTATAAAAATAATTTGGAATGAATGTGAAATTTCATTTAATTTTATGCTTTAAATTGACTCAAATACCAAAACCATGTATCTCAGAAAGTATAATCCCGATGGTGCTGGAGCAAAGGGTAAATGGAGACCAGAATATGAACGAGAAGCGTATAAACTGGCCTTACTAGGGGCCTTAGAAAAAGATCTGGCCGACTGGTTTGAGGTGGATACTACAACAATTACTTACTGGAAACAAACGAACCCTGTTTTCGCACGTGCTTTAAAGAAAGGCAAAGCTGGAGCGAACATGGAAGTAGCGTTTTCGTTTTTTAAACTATCTACCGGATTTACCCATCCGGACATCCACATACTTTCGAACCGAGTGAGGACTTTCAATGTGGACACCCGAGAAGTAACGGAGTACACTGAACCATTAATTGTACCAATAGTAAGGTATTATCCACCATCCGCCTTTGCCGCCCAGAAATGGTTAGCGATCCGAGAAAGGGAGAAATGGGCAGACGTACAACAAACACAGTTAACGGTATCAGTAGAAGGACATATTGATATCGAACAGGTAAAAGAAAACTTAAGCAATACTGCCCTCTATACCACCGAGGAATTAGAATGGGCCCTCAAGATGGGATTACCAGCAACTGCCTCCCAAAACGTTTCCAGTAATTAAGATATGATAAGTAGCGGATATAAACGGAAGTATTTACCAAAACAACAAGTAATCCAACTTGCCGTTCAGAATCCTGCTATGATAGTAAGAGAACTAAACGATCGTTGTTTCTATCGGTTTTTAAAATACTTCTGGCAAGATTACTCCCAGGAACCGTTTAAAGATAATTGGCATATAAAGTACTTGTGTGATGAACTACAGAAGATAGCAGAGAACGTTGGCCAAAGAAACCCTAAGCTATATGACCTTATAGTAAATATACCACCTGGAACTACTAAATCAGCTATTGTTTCAGTAATGTTTCCTGTCTGGTGCTGGACCCGTTGGTATTGGATGAAGTTCATTACTTGGTCTTATTCTTCCGATTTAAGTTTAGAATTCGCTGAGTACAGTAGGGACATTATTAGAAGTGCCAGATTCAGAGAGATTTACCCAGAGTTAGAGATTAAAGAAGACAAATCCGCCAAAGGAAACTTCCGTATAACGAAAAAAATTCAGGCGTCGCCGGGCTTTAGGCCACGGATACTGAGTGGGGGTACAAGATTCTCAACGTCGATTGATGGAACCGGTACAGGCTTCCACGGACATATATTATTATGGGACGATATCATCAATCCGAAAGAAGCAGTTAGTGTAGCAGAGTTGAAAAAAGCCAACGCGTTTCTAGATCAAACGATGCCGACCAGAAAGGTGGATAAGGAAGTTGCCGTAACCATCGGGATTATGCAACGGTTAGCAGAGGACGATCCAACTGGGCATCAGCAGAAGAAAGGCAAAACAAACGTTAAGTATATAATCCTTCCAGGGGAATTGGATGGGAAATACCAGGATATGGTACAACCACCTGAACTAAAAGCATACTATAAAGATGGATTACTGGATCCAACCAGATTAAACAGAGCAGTATTGAAGGATCTGGAAGCCGATCTCGGACAGTATGGTTATGCTGGGCAGGTTGGTCAGTGTCCAACTCCTCCCCAGGGTGGAATGTTTAAGGTGGATCACTTTATTAAGATACAGACACTCCCATCAGCAATTAACTTCGAAGAAGTATGTAGATATTGGGATAAGGCTGGTACGAAGGAGGATGTTTCTGGGAAATCGGATGCCTGTTACACGGTTGGTACAAAGATGATTAAACTGCGGAATGGTAAATGGATTGTTGCAGATATAAAACGTGGTCGTTGGGCCAGTGAGGAACGAGAAAGAATCATTCTAGAAACTGCTGAGGCAGATGGACGGGATTGTAAAGTATATTACGAGCAGGAACCAGGATCAGGTGGAAAGGAATCTGCAGAAGGTACAACCAGACGGTTAGCAGGATTTACTGCACACGCTGATTTACCGCACGGAGATAAGATATACAGAGCTGACCCATTTAGTGTCCAGGTTAACGATGGTAATGTGCTGTTATTAGAGGCCTCCTGGAACGAAAGTTTCATTGATGAACATAGGCATTTCCCATTTGGAAAGTACAAGGATCAGGTCGATAGCGCGTCAGGAGCGTTTTCTAAGTTGACAGTATTACGTCGGGCTGGAGTCCTAAAGAAACAAACGGCATAAGATTAAACTATGGAACGAAAATACTTACCGAAGAAACAACAGATACTCAATAATTTGAGTGAGTTAGTAGCCCGGGCAAGTTTTGCCAACAAACTGGGGATGTCCTTTGAAGGCAAACGAGACCTCTATCTTACGTTGGGATACAAAACCAGTTTGTCTTATGAAGATTTTGAACTGGCATATTCCAGAAACGCTGTTGCATCTGCAGTGATCGAACGTCCGGTTAAGGTAACCTGGACTGGACCACTGAACTTAATAGAGTCTACCGATAAGGAAGAAACTGAGTTTGAGAAGGCCTGGAAGGATTTAGAAAAACGGTTAAAACTAAAGTCTAAGTTCATTCGGTTAGATAAACTGACTGGGTTGGGTAAGTATGGAGTACTATTGTTAGGATTCGACGATATCGAGACACCGGATAATTGGTTGGAACCAGTATCCGCTCCCAGAAAGTTGCTGTATGTCAAACCACTTGGTCAGTTAAGTGCAAGAATTGCCACCTATTGTAGTGATTCGGGAGATGAAAGATATGGGATGCCTGAAACTTATGACATCACCATTAAGGAACCTTCCATTGGAGGGGCTTCTACATCCAGTTCGTCAACAGTTGCTACGTCTACACTACATGTACACTATAGTCGGGTGCTCCATATTGTAGAAGGGGCAATGGAAAACGATATCGAAGGCACTTCCAGATTACAGGTAGTCTATAATCCGTTGCAAGATATTGAGAAGGTTGCCGGAGGCAGTGCTGAGATGTACTGGAAAGGTGCCCGCCCGGGGTATGCCTCAAAGGTGGATAAGGACTTTAGTTTGAGTCCGACGGATGAAGCGGATATGTTGGAACAGTATGATGAGTATGAGCATGGCCTTCGGCGGTTTTTAACTGTCCGGGGGATGACGATAGACCCGTTAGACGTACAGGTATCCAGTCCGAAGGACGCAATGGACGCACAATTCCAACTGATCAGTGCCCAAACCGGAATTCCAAAACGAATCTTATCTGGTTCAGAACGTGGGGAGTTGAGTTCTTCTCAAGATGCAAACGAGTGGAAGAGTTTCTGTAAGAACAGACGCGATGAGTTTGCTGAACCAGAGATAGTCAGGCCATTTGTAGATAAGATGATTGAACTGGGGGTTTTACCAAAACCAAAACAGGATTATTCCATCGAATGGCAGGATCTATATTCTCAGTCAGAAGATGAACAGGTGTCCATCGGCGCCAAACGGGCAACAGCTTTACGAGATTATTTTGCTAATCCGCAGGCCAGTGAGGTAGTAGTGCCCAGGGCCTTCTACAGTTATTTCTTGGGCTTCAATGAGGAGCAGGTGGAGCTGATGATGGAAATGGAAGGAGATGAGGTACTCAGATCCATCAGAGATCAAGAAGAGCAGGAATCAATCCACGCTGAGGCAGTACAGCAAGCTAAAACAGAACTACAACAACAGCAAATACAACAACCGCAACCAGTAAGAAGATTACGATCAGTACCAGTACAAGAATAGAATGATTTCGGCAGCCTTAAAATATATTCCTACTCATGAGCACGCGTTGATCGTCGTTAACGGGGCAGCACGGTATGACCCAACCCGGACAGCAGTCATAAGTAATGCTTTCGCGAAGGATATGGATAGGCGGTTTAAGGAACTGACGAAAAACATCTACCAAGCCATTGTGGATCAAGATGTGTTTGGCCTGGTGAAAACAAATACCCCGGTGGTTTATGCTTCATCCACCGGAGGCAGAGTTCCAACTGGGTTACCCGGGCCGAAGGCATACCAATTCCAAACCAGTCAGGATAAGGTGGCTTCGTTTATGGGTTGGTTGAAAGAACAGACAGATGCTGGAATACTGCAGGTCAGTCAGTTCAAACAGTTGGGGCAGGCTGCCAATTCTGCCTGGACAGATAAGTATATCGAGGATACTTATAAACGGGGGGTTACCCGGGCACGGTATGAGTTAGGTAAGGCTGGATTCAAAGTACCTACGTTAAGCGCTTCCGGAGGGATCCAGGCAAGCATGAATACGCCGTTTCACATGGACCGGGTAGGCTTATTATATAGTCGAACTTTTCAAGAGTTAAAAGGCGTTACGGCTGCGATGGACAGCCAGGTAAGTAGAATACTCGCTCAGAGCATGGCGGACGGTGATGGGCCACGGGATATGGCTCGTAAGATAGTAAATACAATCCAAGGCCCAACAGGTGAATTAGGCATTACGGATACGTTAGGTCGGTTTATCCCTGCCAAACGCCGGGCCGAAATGATAGCACGTACGGAAGTTATTCGTGCCCATCACGCTGCCAATGTTCAAGAGTATAGAAACTGGGCCGTAGCTGGTGTACGTATCCAGGCGGAATTTACTACGGCCGGAGATGGACGAGTATGTCCAGAATGTGCTGCGTTACAGGGAAAGATTTATACCCTGGATGAAGTAGAGGGTTTGATTCCAAGACATACTCTTTGTCGCTGTATAGCATTACCAACCCTTCCAGAAGGAATGAAGGTGGATAATACCCCGTTGGAAGAGGGGTTTGGCACGGTGGAATGGAAAGGGAATCAGGAATTACAAGCTACCCGGGAGGATTATAATCACATTCATGGAATACGGGGATACGATAATCTAGTTAACTGGGAACAAGATAAGTATTTTGCAGATGGGCGTCTGAATAAAGAAAAGTTGGATTTACTGAACCAGGAAGAAAAGGTTGCAATATTCAGATACACTGGAGGGGAAGATATTAATGAGTACATCCAAGGTGTTTTGGATAAGAGAGTACAGAAAAATGCTGTAGATGAATCCTTTCGTAAGATTTTAAACGATGCTTTGGTTAAATCAGGGAAGTATGAAGGGACAGTATATCGTGGTTCAAGCATACCGGATGTGACAAATCGGTATAAGATAGGAAACATTGTTAAAGAACAGCGATTTGTATCAGCAAGTAAAGAAGAATCTTTTGCAAAAGGCTGGGCAAATTCGACCCAACAGTCTTCTTTACGTAAAGAATTAAAGAATGATGAGGTTATTTTTACCATAAAATCACAAACTGGTGTAGATTTAAACGGTTTAACTTTAATGAATGCAGAAGATGAGGTATTATTTTCACAGAATTCACGGTTTAAAGTTATAACACATACTATTGATAGGCAGGGAGTTCATCTGGTGACTATGGAGGAGATTATACCAACGTTAAAAACAGTTGAGAAAGCAGCAGTCAAGGAAGTTTCAAAAGCAGTGGAATTAAACACACTTGAAGAATACAAAAGTTTCTATAATTCTCGGATATTAGAATTAAGCAACAAAATAGAAAATACAACAGACCCTATTGTGAAACAGCAATTACAGTTTACTCGGAATAATTTTAAGAGATCTTGGAATAAATCGAGGCTTTTTAATTCGGAAGAAACTCAACAAGGTATTGAAAAAGCCATACAGGTATTAAAGGTAAAAGATTTGAGTGAATTACAAAGGTATCTAGGTGGGGATCCAATTCTGGGAATGCTCGTTCAAGGAAAGAATATAGAATATATAACAAATAGGGGTTACTTTATACGAGAATTTTTAGAAGAACAAAAAATGGTTACTATGGATTCATTTATAGTATCCCCACATATTGGAACAAACATGGGTACTGGAACAATGCTATTTACAAATCAGGTACGTCAATTTAGTAAAGATTATAAAACATTATTGGTTCTTGCAGAAAAAAGTACAGGTACTAATGGGTATTATACTTGGGCTCGTTTGGGGTATGAATTTGAAAAAACAAAAAGTGTGGAATACTTACGTAAGTTAAATGATTTAATTGCAGTAAAGCATCCGATAAATGTTAAGGCAGTAAAATCATTGCAAGAA